ACTGAGTGAAATACCTGAGCTAGATGGCGAGGGTAGGTTTACGAAACACTAAGAATGTAGGGGCAATCGCGCAAGGTAAATATCAAAACAACAAACTGTGCCCGTGTGCGGTTTATACAGATATTCACCCTGCCTGCCCTTTATAAAGACCCCAACAATCACGTCAACAAACATTCGGGCACCTGCCCGAAAACAATGGAGAAATACTATGACTATGGCATATACAAATTTTCAATCTTTCGCGGAAGTGGAGGCATGCTACAACAATACCAAACCACTGGTATCGAAGTGTCACACACTCGAACAAGACGTTCGACCTGTCGGAGATCGTAAACGTAAATACGAACGCATCAAAAAGGTCAACCGTAATTGCTACGTGATGATGGACGGGTACTACAGCGGTGACGATGTGTTCCGTTGGTGGTTTATCAAGAAAGAGGAAAGCAATATAGTGACCGAGAAAGAGCTTATTAGGTTAGCTCCTATCGTGTGGCGTAGACACAAGGATGGTACAGAGACTGTCAAGTTTCGTAATGGTACAGGCCGAGGTCTACACAATGGTAGGTACTCGTTCATAAAACGTAACACACCCAGTGGAATATCCTTTCACATAAACAACGGCAAACAGTTTGTTAATGGGGTGTATCTCGCAAAAGGTAGCTCAATCACCAAATGTGATTACGAAAGAGAACCTGTCAGTAGTGGCTGGCAGAGTTGGTGGGAAGCTCACGTGAAGGAATGTACACACCGTGATGATGGGTGTGCTGTTACGTTCAAGTTGGTAAAAGATGGTCTACTTGCACCGAAATGGAAAGTAGAAACTGGCGGTAAGCCATTACCCAAACCACCTAGAACGTTAGTGGATAAGAAAACAAAGGCCACTATGCAAAAAGACATAGACGCGTTCCGTGAGTGGGGTTTCACTATGTATGCGATGCTACCAAAAGATGATCGGGAGTATACAACGCGCATACGTACCGAAGTCAAAGATTATATAACGGCGCGAGGTTTAGGTCTCAATTATTATTCTTGGGATACGTTAACTTCTTTTGCCGATCACCCACTACTTACACGTGAGGTCATAAAGGACGATCAACACCCACTACGAGTACACTTGGCGTATGGTATACTATCAGACGTGCTGCCTCATACGTTGCATGGACTAGATGACAAAGAGATAAAGGTAAAAATAATGTCCTCATTCAACCAAAAAATCAACCGCACATGCGACCTACTAAAAACAGTGAAAGGATAAAACAATGAGTTATAAACATGAGACAGTAGCGGAAGCTAAAGTAAAGAGCGAAGAGTACGTCGAACGTATGCACAGGCATAATGAGCCTTTGAGCGTAGAGCCAGAGCTTGTAGACTTTCGAACGGCTATTGAAAACAAATACATCAAGACTATGCACCGTTCTTTAAACACAGCATACGTATACATTGAAGGTGAACAGATGGTGCTTGGTTGGATTGGCTATGGAGACTTCCAGTCTACAATAGCTGGCGATAGTAAGTATGTAGTATATGCAAGAAACATACGTAACATGCGGCACGTTGAAGGGTCAGATGAACACTTCATGCGTTCGGCACTACGTTTAGATAAAGCGGTCAAGAATTGTAACGCTAACTTGATACGGTATACGTCTGAAGAAACTGGGTGCGCATTGTCAGAACTACCTAAGCGAAAGTTCTCGTTTTTATCCCGTGAGGCTGATGAAGCGTACTCGAACGTGCAGTCCAGCATTGGGTTGTTCTCGTCAAATACTGGACTGGCTTTGGAGCTTATAACACTAATACAAGATGGTTACGTGTTTAGACAACCAGAGCTTCACGAGAACATCAGTAAGCTATCGCACTTGAAAGATCAGTACAACAAACACTCAAGAAACAACCAACGTCCTATGGACTTTGTGCGTGTATACAAAAACCCACGCGAAGAGTTATGTGCTGACGTAGTAAGAATAATTAATATAAATGCGTATACATCATGGGGTAAT